TTTGTTCTTGAGGGATCACCCCATGCTCAAAGGCACCGAACTCGTTTCTAAAGTGGATGAGATGCAGGCACAAGAACCGCCTGCCAAAATGTCTGAAATCGTTCGGGCATGTGGTTATGAGAGCGACGGCAAACTGCACTACACTCAGTTTTATACTGAACTGCTGGATGCAAAGGGTCTTCTGAACAAACCTGAACCCACAGAAATCTCTGAGGAGTATCAGGAAACCTACGAAGACCTGTGTGAGAACTACGGTGACGATGCCGTGAATGCATTCCTGGAAATCTGGGAAGAGTGCGATCTTGAGCACTTTGAAGATGTATTCCAAGGGCGTTATGACTCCGAGTCAGACTTTGCAGAGCAACTTACCGTTGACTGCTATGGACTGAATGTTCCCTCGTTCGTGATTGTTGATTGGCAGGCAACCTGGGACCAGGGATTACGTTACGACTACGAGTTTGTAGACGGTTGCGTATTCTCTAGCACCTGGTAAGGTACGAGATCGCGTGCGAGATGTGTACGAGATGCACACGTATCTTATACACATCTCTACGAGATCATGTATACATCATAGTATACACTATCATTACGAGAATGTCAACACGTTGACATCATGTACGAGATAGCGTATACTATACAACATGGGAGTATGGTGGAATCGGTAGACACACCAGACTTAAAATCTGTTGGGCATAACGCCCGTGGGAGTTCAAGTCTCCCTACTCCTATTGGGTGGTTTGAGACAATCACCACCCATACACGCGAGAGAACGTTATATCATACACATAGGTACGTGGTGTTTATATAAAGGTAAGATGTAAGTGGAGATCATAAGGCAGGGAGTGGTGACCCTGCCTTTTTCTTTATGTGCAAGAATAGTGCTTCACCCCACTCACCCCTTCCCACACCATCTGTCGTGCTTATAGTATATCAACTCATACCCCTTCGGGGTATGCTAACGCATCTCTTTAAAGTATAATATAAAGCTTTATATTCTTATCTTCAAACCTAGCAAAGGTATTCTAGTCAAGATTACAAGATGTGTCAAGCCCCTGGCACATTAGAATACCTGATGGCACTGATAAGATGCCCTGATGTTACGGAATGTTGCAACCCCTTGCCCTGGTGCCCCTGGTGTGCCATACTGATCTCGTGGTTGGGACACTTCTCTACATTCCCCCGCCCACACAATTCTTGACATGAACCTCACCAAATCCTTCCCCCCTGCTGATGCTCTGATCGACATTCTGCAGGAGGTTGACTACAAAAAACTCTACCAAGATGTGCGGAGTTTTGTTCTCACTGTTGCCGCAATCGCCTATGTGGTTGCTACTATTCTCTGGGAGAAGATCCAAACCATGAAGTTCCAAACTCCTGAAATGTTCACCAAATACTTCTACCTGGGTGTGAACATGATCGGTGAACCTGGCGATGAAATCGTTGGGTTGAGTGTTGGCAACCGTTACATCGGTTTGTATAGCAACGGCATCGCCTGGGGTATGCTCAACGAGCAGGGTGCCCTGGACGCCTGAGCAACTGGCACAAGGGGGGTTGCGATACCCCCCACACCCATGCAAAACTACGTTTGTTCCTGAGACACACCCATGGACACTTACTTCTTTGAGATCGAAGACTCTGCTGATGAAGAGATCTTTGACATTATCCCCGAAGAGTTTGATCGCAGCAAGTTCATCGAGGGTGATGAAATTTACGCAAACTTCATCCAAATGCTCAACAGCAACTACACCCTGTGATGACACTCACGCACCTCAACTATCAGGAGATTGATGCCCTGATGGCAATTCTTGAGACTAGCGATTGGCATTACCTGACTGAACTTACAGAGGCAGACATTCCGCTTCTGTATGATAAACTCACCGAAATGAGGGATGAAGTCTGATGAACCGTTCTGAACTGCAAGATGCTCTCATTCAGATGATGCTGGATGACATGGACCTCAAGACAATGACCCAACTGTGTTATGACTACCTCGACGAGGGTTATGGACGCTATTCTGATGAAGAATTGATCACCGAGTGTGAAGAATACTACCCTGAACTGCTAGAAGAGTGACGATCTGACAACTGGCACACAGGGGGTTGACCCCACCCCCAATCCGTGCCATACTGATCACATCAGCGGGGGTGAAGCATCCCGCTCAAAACACTTCACTCAACCCTTTACCTTTTTTTCTGATTATGTTCAAGTTCCAATCCAGCGCCATCGAAAACATCAGCGAAGTGCAAAACGGTCAAGTGACTGTTACCTTCAACGGTGGGCGTGACTATACCTACAACGTGACCGATCCTTCTGGTTTCGTTGCCGATCTCAACCTGGTGATCGAAAACGAAGACTCCGTGGGTAAGTTCATCAATCTGGCAATCCGTGGTGATCAACTCACCCAGGTGCCTGCCACTGTGTGATAACCTGGGGGGCGATTGCCCCCCTTTTTAGTATGTTCCGCCCCCTGATCGCTCTGGTGCTGCTCTGCCTGCTCTGGGAACCGATCCGCCCCATCAGGGGTGTGACAGCACAGGCACTGTACACCGCAGGCGACCTGATCGCCCGCTGACCCTCTATACTGATCTCAGTTCGCAAGCAACCCGATGACCTTCACTTCCTGGAGCGCCGCCCCCAAGGGCACTGGCATCGACCACGCCGAATTTTTTACCAGCGAGGAGCACGCCGTTGACGTTGCCTTCGACTGGAGCATCGAACTAGGCGGCGCTCCCGTGGTGATCTACTGCAACGAGCAGGAGTGGATGGAGATCACCGCCTGATCTCCCTGGGGGTGCCCAGCACCCCCACCCCCATGCTATACTGAACACGTTCAACACCCGAACCGACCATGACCCAGCAGCAACTCCTCCAGAACGCCCGCAACGTGATCACGGGCATGACTGACGCCCAGCGCCAGTGCCTGAAGACCGCCGCCATGGCACAGGGGCGCACCGCCCAGCAGGTGAGCAAGGCAGGCACCATGCGCCTGGCGCTCTGGGTGAGCAAGGGCACCAGCGCCATCTGATCGCCCTGGGGGGGGGCACACCCTGCCCCCTTCCCATGCTATACTGAACACGTTCAACGCCTGAACCGATCATGACCTACGCCTTCACTGACGCCCCTCAGATCGACGAACTGCCCGAGTGCTGGACCTCAGAGGAGATCGACCTCTACCTGGAGACTGAGGAGCAGGCATCCGAAGACTATTATGCCCAGTATGAAGACGACGCTGCCCTGGAGTATTTCTCCCTGTGCTGCGCATACGGGGAGGAGTACTGAACCCTGCGGGGGGCACCACTGCCCCCCCTTCCCGTGCTATACTGAACACGTTCAACACCACACCACACCATGGCAACCGCAACCCGCACTCACCAAACCAACCTGCTGGATGTTACCTACAACGGTTGGACTAACTACAAAACCTGGAATGTTGTGCTCTGGATTGAGAATGATGAGAGCATCCAAGACTTCATCCAGCAGAATGACGTTTGCTGTTATGAGGAACTGCTGGAAGCGCTCTATGATCACGGCAGCACTCAAACCCCTGATGGCGTGATGTGGAACGATCCAGAGATCAACCGTGCAGAGATCAACGGCGACGTGTTCGATTTCTGAACCCTGCGGGGGCGCTCCTGCCCCCCTTTCCATGCTACACTGATCAAGTTCGCAACCAACCCCATGCGCTTCGAAGTTCGCTACCAGACTCCCTACAACCAGTGTGAGTGGCGCTCACAGTGGTTCACAACCAAGGAGGAGGCAGATCGGATGGTTGAGTTTTACCGCTCCTGCGGATCGCCCTCCCACATCGCCCCCTCATCGCTGGCGCAACTGGAGCGATGATCAAAGGAATGGCAGCGCCTTAAAGACTGCCACCCCACCTAATTGCAAACTCTACGATGACCCGCGACCTTGCGCTTTCTCTCCTCCGCTCTGGCAACAACGGCGCACAAATCTTGCAAATTCTTGACTCTCTTGTTCTGGGGGATAGTGTTGACGAATGTGATGAGTACAGCGCAGACCCTACACTTGATGCCATCGATTTCTGATCACACTGCGCCGACCCGCTAGGCGGCACAGCGGAGGGTTCCGACCCTCCCCTTTGCCCCCTGACCTGCTATACTGATCGAAGTTCACCACCCAACCCCATGGCAACCATCAAGACCCGCGACTTCACCGTTGTTGCTGGTTCCACCCCCGATGCAGCATCCTGCATGACCCACTGCACCTCCCTGGCAGGTGCCGTTCGCAGCGCCAAGGGGTTCCACCCCTCCTTCACCTCTATCGTGATCCGCCACAAGGGCGAAGTGGTCAAGGTGATCCGCTGACCCCCCTAATGGGCAGGTTGACCCCTGCCCCTGACCTGCTATACTGATCTCAGTTCGCACCTGAACCGATGACCGACCCCACCCCCCTGCAGACGATCCTCTCCCCCACCCGCTACCCGTTCGCGGTGGCGTTCGTGAAGGGCGGTAAGATCGCCCGCACCCTTGCCTATGCCACCACCCTGGAGGACTGCTACTTCCAGATGCAGGGATGGCGCAGCAGCACGGGCAGCGCCGACTACATCATGGCAGAGCAGCAGGAGCGCAGCGGCAAATCCTACTGGGTGGCGGTTTGATCCGCCAGGGGGGCACACCCGCCCCCCGTGCTACAATTCTCTCAACCGCAACCGACCGATGACCGTGACCCTGACCCCCATCTCTGCCAAGGCAAAGAACCGCCTGGCAAACCAGATGGCAGGCGACCCCGTGGTGGTGGTTGAGCAGCGCCAGGGCAACGACCTGTTCTGCGTGAGCAGCAACCGCACCTGGTGCGCCTGGATCAACTGCCTGACCGATCCGAACTGGGCAGTGCGCTTCTGATCTGCTACAATACCCAAGCAACCGACACCCCCCCCATGGCAATCTTCTCACAGTGCTCCGACCTCCAGACCCGCGAAACCATGTGGGTGACCCGTAAGACTGAGTATGCCCCCCAGGATCGCTTCGCTGGACAGATCAACCCTGCCGAAGGGTACTGGTGGGCAGCACGCTACGCCGAACACTACGCCGACGACGTGGCGACCTGGGAGGGTTGACCTCCTGCCCCCCGACCCTGTATAATTCCAAAGCAAACGCACCGCACCCCATGCTGGACGGAACCATCGCCACCGCCTTCGACGACCTGACCTCCTTCCAACTGGAGGAGTGGCTGTGGGAAGGCAACCCCACCGCCAAGGAGCAGCGGGCCATCCTGAAGGAACTGGCAACCCGCCAGCAGCGCCTGGAAGCAATCGCTGACCTGCTCTGGTGACCCCTACGGGGCACCTTGACGGGTGCCCCACCCACCCTGTATAATTCCAAAGCAAACCGCCACGGACCTGATGACCACCCTGACCCTGACCGTGACCCCTGCCATCGCTGATGAGATCTGCCACGCTCTGATCGACGCTGGTATCCGCTGGGGCGAACTGGAGACTGCTGCCCGCAACGGTGAGAACGGCATGGCACCCAGCGCCTGCCGCAGCATCCGTGAGAGCGCCTTCGCCATCCGCACCATGATCCGTGAGCAGATGGCAGAGCAGATCTGACCCCCCAGGGGGGGTTGGCAAACGACCCCCCATCCTGTATAATTCTGGAGCACACCGCAAGGGAACCATGCCTGAGACCTTCACCGAGCAACTGCTGCACATCGCTGACGACTGTGGGTGCGTCACCTATGATGACGCCCTGTATGCTGCCGACCTCCACGGCAGCATGAATGAGTTCCTGCAGGAGTACGGCACCGCTGACCGCTGGGGCATCGGCGGCATCGACGCTGGCGAACTGCTGACCTGGTTGGGGTACTGACCCCTACGGGGAGGGTTGACCCCTTCCCCCCGACCCTGTATAATTCCAGAGCAAACGCACCGCACCCGATGCTCACCTCCATCATCCGCACCGCGATCCGCACCCGCCTGATCAACGACGGCCCGATGACCTGCAGCGACCTGGTTCGCGCCATGGGCATGGACCCCCGCCGCCATAAGGGCACCATCCACGCCGTGATGGTTGACCTTGAGAAGGCAGGCATCCTGGATGCCACCCGCAGCGACAACGGCAAGCGCGACCTCTGGTTCATCGTGCCCACCGCGATCCGCAAGCGTGATCGCCTTGCCGCCGCCCTGGCGATCTGATCTGCTGGGGGTGGGTTGACCATCCACCCCCGACCCTGTATAATTCTGGAGTACACCGCACCGCACCTGATGACCACCACCACCATCGACGGCATCCAGTTCACCATCACCCGCCTGCCCGTTGCCCATGGCACCCGTGCTAACCGCTGGGCAAATCAGATCAAGGGCGGCAGCACCCGCGTTCGCACTCACGGCGGCGCTGCTGGCTCACGCGGCACCCGCATGAGCACCACCAACAGCGCCCTGGGCGACGTGAAGTGACAGTGAGGGGGGCGGCACAGCCCCCCTATTCGTTCGTGCCGCAGGGCAGTATTATTGTATAACGGTATCGTGATGGCGGCGGGCGCGTGGCTTAAAACCGATGGATCCCCTAATCTATAAAGTGTTACCCAAATGAGACTTATAATACTCTCAGACTAAAAAAATTCCCCCCATAAAAATTCTCTCACAGGTCGCACATAAATCCGAAATATACTATATAAAGAAAAAATCACAATAAGAGTGGGATGAAAAAGAATTTTGAAAACAATTGCCAGCGCCTGCAAGTAGATCCAGTAAGCGGCGAGTACTATATTACAATTCCTGAGTGGATCGTGAATGACTTCTCATGGTACGAAGATACTGAAATAGAGTTAAAAATAGATGGAAATGAAATAATTCTGGCAGAAAGCGCAGATTGACATTACATACATAATGATGTATGATACTGAAGTAAAATTATTCCTATTATGGCTAAAGGATTTACCGTAAAAGCAAAAACCCCAATTTCATCAAGCGCCCCAGAACAAGAATTCGATTACGACAAAGCACGCGAAATTATCCGTGGAAAATCAATTGTTTTCTGTTTACCTGGAAGAGGAGTTTCTTACACATTCTTGAAGAATTTCGTGCAGATGTGCTTCGATCTTGTGCAGAATGGGGCAAGCATTCAAATCTCTCAAGATTATAGTTCGATGGTTAATTTTGCCCGTTGCAAATGCTTAGGGGCAAATGTTCTTAGAGGACCAGACCAACTTCCTTGGGACGGAAAACTTAAATATGATTGGCAATTATGGATTGACTCTGATATTGTATTCAACACCGAAAAATTCTATCAGTTAATTCTGATGGACAAAGATATTGCTGCTGGTTGGTATTGCACCGAAGATGGTATGACTACTTCAGTTGCACACTGGTTGGATGAAGAAGATTTCCGTGGTAATGGTGGTGTCATGAACCACGAAACTCTCGAAACAATCTCAAAGCGCCGCAAACCATTTACTGTTGATTATACTGGTTTTGGTTGGTTGCTTATTAAGCACGGAGTATTTGAGCACACTGAAATGAAGTATCCTTGGTTTGCTCCTAAGATGCAAGTTTTTGAATCTGGAGAGGTTCAAGATATGTGTGGAGAAGATGTCAGTTTCTGTTTGGATGCAAAAGATGCTGGCTTTGAAATTTGGTGCGATCCACGGGTACGAGTTGGTCACGAAAAAACAAGAGTTATTTGATGTCTAACAAACCTGACGAAAAGTACAATGTTCTCTGTAGAGGACGTAAAATCTACTCTAATTTAACAGAGGAAGAGTACTTTCAAATCATGGAGGATCTGTCCTTCCAATTTTATAAGACAGGTTCTCCAAGTCCATCTGAAATTGAAACTGAAATTATAGGAGATTAAACATGGCAGTTAAGGCAAAAGGCGGTCTGAATAAGCGTACAACTTATATCCCAGGTCCTCCGAAGAAAACTCGGCAAGGTGATGGTGATGGTACTAAGTATGCTGCTACGTCTCGCAATAAGGCTCGTAAGAAGTATAGAGGTCAAGGAAAAGGCTGATAATGATCCAATTAAACCCTACAATCCCAGTTATTACCCCCAAAGGTAGTGGTTGGGCATTTTTTTTAATCGATAGATCTCAAGAACATGACCTAGAGTGGGTCGTTTTTCTCGATGATGGAGGTATTTGTTGGACTTTTCGCAATAAAGACATAAGAATTCAAGAAAATCACACCTTTTCTCGTAAAAACATCGCCAATTTTAGCGAATAAATAATTTTTTTGGTGTATTTTTGCATTGGAACACTTTTCTATGGGCAATCACCTCTTATTAGAGGTGTATGATGTTAATCATGACCTGATAAATGACGCAGAATCACTTCAAAAAGTCATGATTAATGGAATTAATCGGGCAAAAATGACTATTTTGAACGTTTTTTCACACTGTTTCCTACCTCAAGGGTGTACAATTGTGATTTCTTTGGCAGAAAGTCATGTCTCGTGCCATACTTGGCCAGAAAATGGGTGCTTAGCAATAGACGTTTATACTTGTGGAGAAGGAAATCCAAAATTAATCGCATTAGAGTTGCTAAAATACCTAAATTCGGATAATTATAAGTTAAGATATCTCTATCGTTAAATAGTTTTAAGGGAGATAGCAACCTCCTTCCAAAAAAAGTTCTGTTTTTTATAAAACAGGAGCTAAAATGTCAAACTTACCCGTTGATAGAGATCAAAACTACATGTATAACATGTGGGGGACCACAAAATTAGTAACTGATTACTCAATTTCCGAAAACAAGAAAAAAGTAATTCAGGAAATCATGCATGATGAAATTGAAAAAAATAAATTTAAATTATCAGAAAAAAATCATAAAATCATAAGAAATGATAATGATTATGATGATTGGGAGTATGGAACAGAACCAATTTACGGAAGTCCATGGTCATAGTATAAATAAAAAAAAGTATATAACTTGATACGTTAATGGCAATAACGAGAATATCAAAAGGATTTAAAGACATTAGTTTGTCATTTGATATGCATCCAGTCACTAAAGATATTCTCGTTTTGAAAAATGAATCTGCAATTAAAAAGTCTATAAAAAATATTATTCAGACTATTCCATCTGAAAGATTTTTTAATCCTTTATTTGGTTCTCAAGTAAAACCTACTTTATTTGAATTTGTAGATTTTGGAACTGCTTCTATTATTCAAAGTTACGTTGATATTGCTATATCTAATTTTGAACCTCGGGTAGAAAATGTAGAGGTTGAAGTGACTCCATATCCTGATTTAAATTCATTTGAAATAAACGTATATTTTAGTATTATTGGCGAAAACACCCCAAAACAAACATTCACCTATATCTTAGAGGCAATCAGATAAAATGCCTTTTACTAAATTTGCTAATTTAGATTTCGATCAAATTAAAACATCAATAAAGGATTACCTTAGAGAAAATTCTAATTTTACGGATTTTGACTTTGAGGGATCTAATTTTTCTGTTTTAATAGATATTTTAGCATATAACACTTATATAACAGCATTTAATGCTAATATGATTGTTAATGAATCTTTTTTAGATTCTGCAACTATAAGAGAAAATGTAGTTTCTCTCGCAAGAAATATAGGTTATATTCCTAGATCTAGAAGATGTGCAAGAGCAATTGTATCTTTTGATGTTGATTTAGGATCTCCAGTCACAGCACCAACTCAACTTATATTAAAATCTGGTTTAGTATGTGTTGCTCCAACAAATGATACTTCGTATATATTTTCAATACCGTCAAATATAATAACCACAGTCGATCAAGATTCTGCAATAGCTTCTTTTGAAAATGTAGAAATATATCAAGGAAATTTAATAACACAACAATTTTCAGATATTTCCTCATTTGATTATAAATTTATTTTAAATAATTCCAATATTGATACCAGTACTGTTGTTGTAAAAGTAAATGGTATTGAATATTCTGTCGTCGATAATATTAGTGAGCTTGATAGCACTTCAGAAATTTATTTAATACAAGAAATAGAAGACAATACATATCAAGTTATATTTGGTGATGGTATATTAGGTAAAAAATTAGATCCTGGATCGACTGTTACTATTAGTTATATTATTACTGATGGTAAGGATGGTAACGGTCCATCATTATTTTCATTTTCTGGGATTTTAACTAATAATTTAGATCAGATTCAAACTCCAGTAAGTCCAATTGCAATCACAACAGTTTCTAATGCTACTAGCGGTAGAGATTTAGAAACTATAGATTCAATTAAGTATTTTGCACCAAGATTATATTCTTCACAGTACCGTGCCGTTACTTCAGTTGATTATGAAGCATTAGTCAAGTATGTTTATCCAGAAGCAGAAGCAGTAACTGTTATTGGTGGAGAAACCATGGAACCTCCACAATATGGAAATGTTTTTATAAGTATTAAACCCAGAGATTCATTCAGGTTATCGGACTTTACAAAGACACAAATACTTAAGAATATAAAAAAATATTCCGTAATTGGCATAAACCATCATATAATGGATCTTAAAGTTCTTTACGTTGAAATTGATAGTTCAGTATATTATAATTCAAATAAAATTTCAAATCCTTCTGAATTAAAAGAAAAAATATTAACCTCATTAGAATCTTATTCAAAATCTATAAATTCTTCTAAGTATTCTGGTAGATTTAGATATAGTAAAGTTGTACAAATAATTGATAATGTTGATGCAAACATAACATCAAATATTACTAAGGTTAAAATGAAACGTAATTTAAATTGCGTTTTAAATAATTTTGCACAGTATGAGTTATGTTTCGGGAATCAATTCCATAAAGAAATTGGAAAATATAATATTAAAAGCACGGGGTTTACTGTCTTAGGGGAAGTTGGAACATGCTTCTTAGTAGATGTTGCATCAACAAGTGATATTGGAGAATTAACTATAGTTAAACCTTTAGAAGATTTAAAAACATATCAGGTTGTTAAAAAATCTATCGGAACTGTTAACTATAAAACTGGGGAAATATTAATCAACACTATTAATATAACTTCTACCGTTTTAAATAATGGAATAATAGAAGTTCAGGCATACCCAGAGTCTAATGATATAATCGCACTAAATGATTTGTATGTTATTTTTGATGTTAACACCAGTGCAAGTAACATAAATATGCTAAGAGATACTATTGTTTCTGGTGAGCAAATTTCAGGAATTGATTTCCCAGTAACTTCAAGTTATTCAAACGGTAAAATAACGAGGTAATATGATATCGACAAATTTTGAGAAAAGAATAAAAATAAATCAAATTATTGATAATCAAATACCAGAATTTATTTTAGAAGAAAGTCCAAAATTCTTGGAATTTTTGCGTCAATACTACATCTCCCAAGAATTTGAAGGGGGACCAATTGATATTATAGAAAATATAGATCAATATTTAAATTTAGATTATTTAAATGAAAAACTAATTAACCAAACCATTTATCTTACTGAAGATATAACTGCAAATTCTAAGTCAATATCAGTTTCTTCAACAAGAGGATTTCCTTCAAAATATGGTCTACTTAAGATTGGGGATGAAATAATTACATATGAAGAGATTCAAAATAATACATTTTTAAACTGTTCTCGCGGATTTTCTGGAGCAACTTCTTTTACGGATAATTCGGAAGATTTAATCTTTTCTTCTACTGAAGCAAGTTCTCATTTATCTGGGTCAATTATTACAAATTTAAGTTCTTTATTTTTAAAAGAATTTTATACAAAATTAAAATATCTTTTTGCTCCTGGATTTGAAAATTTTGAATTTACACCAGATCTTAATATTTCCAATTTTATTTCTAATATAAAATCTTTTTATAGAACAAAAGGAACTGATGAATCGATAAAGATATTATTTAAGATTTTATTTAATGAGGATGCAAAAATCATAAATCTTGAGGATTATTTATTAAAACCTTCTGATGCAGAGTATTTGCGTAGAAATATAGTTATTTGCGACTTAATTACTGATGGAGCAAATCCTTTCAAGTTAGTTGGGCAACAAATAAAAAGTAATGACAATACCTTTTCTGGACCAGTATCTAAGGTAGATATATCAACAAAAAATAATAAAACTGTTTATAAAATTCACTTATTTTATGGGTATGGTGATGATGATATAGTTGAAGGTAATTTCAAAATTACACCTAAAACTAAAGTAACTGACTTTGTTAGTTCTGGATCTTCTACAATTACAGTTGATTCTACAATAGGATTTGAAGATTCTGGAGAATTTGTATGTGATGGTCAGCAAATAACATATCAAAGTAAAAGTGTTAATCAATTCTATGGATGTAGTGGAATTTCAAGGTCTATAAACTCTGGAAAAGATTTATATTTTAAAGATTATATTGTTTATGGATACGAAAATGGAGATATTACAAAAAAAGTAGAATTTACTGTTATTTCATCTTTATATGATGTAGAAAATATAGAAAAATTCAACCTTTTAAAGGCTGGTGATCTAATTGAAATGGGAGAATTTGGTAGCAATATTAGTTCAGATGTTGAAAATAAAACTATAAAAGAGTATGCTTTTAATTCTTTGATTTATAATATAAGATCTAGTTATGATGTTCAGTCATTTTCTTTAGGATCTCCAGCAATAAATCTTTATGAAAATCCAGATGATACTTCATTAAAGGTAAATGATTTTGTTGACATTTTATTAAAAGACACTGAAATGGTAGTGTTGCAAAATGTTGTTGTTAATTCTATTGACCAAAATCAAGTAGTTTTAGATACTCCAATAGAAGGTATTTTACCATATCAAAAAATAGCAATAAGAAGAAAGTATCAATACGCATCAAGTTCTATTGTTCCACTAAAGTATCCTAACATATTATCAAATGTTCAAAATACTTACATTTATGATAATACCATGTATATTGCTTCAAACTCTTTACCGTCTAGACAAATTAATCTAGATGTTAAGGAGTCTTCAAAGCAGATTAAAAATTCTCTGGATTCTGAAGAATTTTTTGATGGCGTTTTAGGGGGAAAATATACTGTATTATCATTTGATAATGATGTTCCATTTTTAACTGGTGATGTTGTAAAATATTTTTATACAACAGAATCTCCGATAAATGGTCTGCAAAATAATTCCGAATTTTATGTTGAAGTTTTACCACAAAAAAATAAAATAAGATTATATTCTGCTATTTCTTTTTTACCAGTAAAAGACTTTTTAAGGTTTGACAAAAATACTGATTTGGGTGAGCATAAATTCGTCCTTATTCAACACGCATCTCAAATTTTAAATCCTTCAAATTCATTAAAATCCATTCCTCTGGATAACTCTATTAATCCTGTGTCTGAAAAAAATGTAGAAACAGAACCGGGAATTATAGGATCTTTTATTGATGGTGTTGACATTATTAACTATAAATCTACCGATAAAGTTTATTATGGACCATTAGAAAACGTTGACGTTTCTAATTCTGGATTTAATTATGATGTTATTAATCCACCTTCTGTTTCGGTCACTGCCCCAAATACTGGGATTGGATCGACCGCAAAAGTTAATTTAATAGTAAGCGGTAATTTTGTTGATGTATTAGTTGATCCTCAGCAATATGGTATTGAAAGAATTATTTCTATTTCCGCTAAAGGTGGAAATGGAAAAAATGCTGTTTTTGATCCTATAGTAAAGAAACAATATAGAGAAATATCATTTAATGCTCAGTCTTTAGAGTTTGGCGGATCTGTCAATTATCAAAATGATTCTTTTATATTTAAAGAACCTCATGGCTTAGATGAGCATCAAAAAATAGTTTATAATTCTAACGGAAATTTGGGAATAGGTATAGGATCTTTTGGGGGATCTAATTTAGATAGTGGAGAATATTTGGTGAATGGTGGAATTTATTATGCCAAAATTCTAAACTCCACAAGTATTAGTCTATTCTCTACATTTTCTGATGCTACTTCTGGAGTCAATACTGTTGGATTAACAACAGCAAATACTTATGGAATTCATAAATTTAGATTATATGATCCTATTAAAGTATTATCTTATGTTAGAGTTGTTAATCCTGGGGAAGGGTATACATATAAAGTTTTAAATGTCAACCCATCTGGAATATCGACACAAACAAATATTATAACTTTTAAAGATCATAATTTTAATGATGGGGATTTAATTAATTATTCATATGAAAATGAGGGTATTGTTGGTCTGACAACTTCTGATAAGTATTATGTTTTAAAAATTAATGAAAATCAATTTCAACTCTCTTATGGTGGAGCAATAGATGAAAATGAAAGTCAAATTACCAGAATAGATTATATAAAAAGAAAACCAGTAAATATTAATTATGTTGGAAATGGATATCATACATTTTCATACCCCAAAATAACAGTAGAAGTTGCTGCAGAATATGCGGGAATTTCTTCAGATATTAAATTAACACCAATAGTAAGAGGAAGTGTTACTGGAGCATATTTGTATGATGGAGGATCTGACTATGGGTCTACCGCACTTAATTTGAATATTAAACCTCTAATAACGATAAACAGAGGATTTGGTGCTCAATTAAAACCATTAATTATTGGTGGAAAAGTATTATCAGTTCAAGTTCAAAACAAAGGTTCTAACTATGACAAATCTATAGATTTGGAAGTAGTTGGAAAAGGAATAGGGTGTAAATTGAGGGCTAACGTAGTAGATGGTTTGATTGATTCTGTAGTAGTGTTAAATTCGGGTATTGGATATGATGAATCTACTACTATTAATATATCTACTCCAGGTCAAGGAGCAGTTTTAGTTCCTACTATAAGATCATTAGTAGTTAATGATTATTATCGTTATCCTGGAGAATTTTACCTAGAAAATAAAGAAAAAACAGGTTTAACATACGGTGTAAATGGATATTTTTCTGCTAGAGAAGGTGTTTCTTTTAAAGATCCAAATCCAAACACTTTACACTCTAGAATAATTGGTTGGGCAAAAGATGGTAATCCAATATATGGCCCATTTGGGTATGAAGATCCATCTAATTTTTCATCATCTATTGTTAGATTAATTAGTGGATATACTTTAGATCCTTCTAAAGTATATAATAGACCTAATTTAGATGAATTACCTCCAGGATTTTTTGTTGATGACTATCAATACACTGATTCTGGTGATTTAGATGAGTATAACGGAAGATTTTCAAAAACACCAGAATTTCCAAATGGAATATATGCTTATTTTTGCAGTACAAAATTGGATGTTACTACTGCAGCACAAACTGAAATAGTTCCAGAATTTCCATATATTATTGGAAATTATTATAAATCAAAACCAAATGATAACTTTATACTGGATCAAAACGATGATTTAGATTCTAATAAGTTCCTGAGAAATACTGCTCCATATAGGGTCAATAGAAGATATTCTGGAAATTATTTTCTACCTAAAAATTATGGTATAAAGCAAAGATGTGAAATCAAATCTGTCCAAACTGGGGCAGTAGAAAATTTAGAAGTTCAAAATTCCGGTCAAGGATACAGTGTTGGAGATAGTATTATTTTTGATAATACTAGTACTAACGGTTCTGGTGCTTCAGCAATAATTTCTAGTGTTTTTAACGATGCTAAAATAGTCGATATAAACACATCATATTTAATTTATGAAAATGCTGTGTTTACTTGGCATAATCCTTCTTCTATAGAAGTCACTATTCTACCATCACATAATTTTTCCGACCAAGATAATATTGAAATTAGTGGTTTAAGCACATCTTCCATAAGAAATTTGAATGGAAATCATAAGATAAATGTAGATGTATCTTCTGCAGTTTTACTTAGAGATTTAGATTCCGCATCTTCTGTTGGCGTATCTACTGACATTTATTTGGATAGACCATTACCTAATATTAGTATTGGTAGTAGCATTTCTATAGGAGAAGAGAAGTTTAATATTTTAAATATATTTGAAAATAATATTTTAAGGTGTCAAAGAAATCAAACAGGAATATCCCATACGGCATTTTCTACGGTAGTTGAAATACCATGCAAATTTAAAATAAATTTAAATTCCAAAAACTTCACTTCTGAAAATAAATCTATCGTTTATTTTAATCCACAAATTTCTATTGGAGTTGGAACTGCCGATGGATTAGAAACTTTATTTACTCAATATTACGCAGATTCTTCCAAAAAGGTTTCTATACCAACAAGAAGTATATACTTACCAAACCATCCTTTTGAAACAAATGATTTAATTCACTTGTCAGTTAGTCCCACATCAGGAAGTGCATCTCTTAATGTTTCCAATTCTTCTGATTCATCTGAATTTACTATTCCACCAGATGTGAATGAAGGTCAAGAATTATATGTAATTAAAAAATCAAAAGATTTTATTGGTATTGTAACTGAAGTTGGATTGACTACTACTACTTCTGGGTTATATTTTGTATCTAATGGTTCAAATAGATATGATTATAAATTTGAAAGAAGTCAATCTATTATAACAGGAACTTGTTCAAAAATAACAACAAAAATAACAACTGATTCTCCACATAGACTACAAAATGGAGATACTATTAATTTAGAAATTACTCCACAATTAAATTCTGGAGGAATAACTACCTCATCACCATTAAAAGTGAAGTATAACCAAAATTTCGATATTATGTTATTTGATGCTGTAGGATTTAGTTCTGCGGGAATAAGTACAACAAAAAACACGATTACTATATTAGACCATACTTTTTATAATGGACAAAAAGTTTTTTATAATACAGAAAATTATGTAACTGGTGGTATATCGACGGGTATTTATTTTGTAAATAAAGTTGATCGAAATACTATCAAATTGTGCGAATCTTATGACGATTCCGTGTCTTTCCCAGCACAAGAAATGAGTATCTCCGATGTTGGTGGACCTGAACAAGAACTATCTAAAGTTAATCCACAGTTAATAGTAATAAAAAATAATAATTTATCGTTTGATCTTTCAGATTCTTCATTAACTGGATATAATTTGGGAATTTTTTATGATAAACAATTTAACAAAAATTTTGTTTCTACTGGATCATCTTCATTATTTAACGTAAATAATGGAGGTACTGTAGGAGTTGATGGTTATCTTACAATTAATTATGATAATTCTATACCAGCATTATATTATTCATTAACTAAAGATGGGTATCCAATTTTTTCAAATGAATCTGTAACAGATTATCAAATAATATTTACAGAGAGTTTGTATAACTCATCAAAATATGTTATTTCTGGAGCTTCAAGCACTTCATTTTATGTTAGTTTAAAGAATATACCAGAGTCTTTAACATATACTTCCAGTCAAACTGTTGATATGAGATATCATACAGACTCTAAAAATGCTATTGGTCCTATAAACTCAATAAAAGTATTGAATGGTGGAACAGGATATTTACAATTACCTAGAATATTGGGTGTTGATACTTCATATTCTGGAAATTATGCTGGAAGTAATGCAATTATTTCAGTACAATCCGAATCTATAGGAAAGTTTAGATCTATTGAAATATTAAATGATGGATTCGATTATCCATCGGACAACACATTAAGACCTGTTGCAAATTTAAATAAATTATTATTATTGTCAGATAATGAAGAAATAACTGATATTAGAGTTTCTTACGGTGGTAAAAATTACTTATCCTTACCAAATTATGTTATAATTAATACTTTATCAAGAAAAGTAGTTGATTTGGGAATAATTAGAATATCTTTAAATGGAAGTTCTATCGGATCAGTGAACATAATCTCAAGACCGAAAAATTTATCTTCTGCTGTTCATAGACTATACACAACTAATAATAGTAATGGTGTTACAATTACAGGCATAACGACAGTAATAAATGGTATTGTACATGCTAGTGTTAGAACTCCTCCAATTTATGGTTTTACTGTTGAACCGTTTGTTACTGGAGACTATATTTTTGTTGAAGGTGTTCAAAAAGGACCATCTGAAGATGAATTTGGTAATGTTACTTTCCCTGGAGATGGATTTAATTCTTCAGACCACGGATATAGATTTTTCAGAGTTGTTGAATTTATTAATGATCCAGGAAATGCGGTATTAAAATATGACATATCTCCATATACTTTCAATCCAGGTATACCTGTTTTAAGTCAAACAACATATAGTACGGCAATAAATGAAAATAATTATCCGGTATTTGAAATAACACAAACTAAGAGTCTTTTTGAAGAAGGAGAAAAATTATATCTCAATAACGTTCCAAGTGATATTGAAGTTAAAACAGTATTATATAATTCAATTACTGTTTCAAATACTTTAGATAATATTAAACGTTTTGATATTATAAGAGGGACATCTTCTAATTCTGAAGCAATTCTATCTGATGTTTTTGATTATTCTGCTAGATTTAATTATTCTTCCACAGGAAGAACCATAATTGGATGGGAAAATGATATTGGAAAGTTAAATTATGATACTCAATCTTTACCAGATAATGATTATTATCAAAATTTATCATATTCTATAAAAAGTAATGTGGAATATGACAAATATGCAGAACCGCTTAATAAATTAGTCCACCCAATAGGAACTAAAAACTTTGGAGAAATAGGATTTACTTCTACATCTAAAACTTCAATTGCTAGCACATCATCAACTTTAACAACTGTTTTGAATTTAGACAATCAAGAAAGGGTTGATATTATAAAAAATTATGATTTAGCATTAGATTATGAACCTTTTTCTGGTTCTTCTTCAAACATTAGACTATTAAATAAAAAACTAAGCAATTATATTGAGTGTAGATCAAATAGAGTTTTACAAATAGATGATATTAGTAATAGTTTTTCTAGTTCAGAATTTAATAAAGATACCTTTTTGGAAGCAGTTGATTATGATATTTCTCAATTCTATGCAAAATTCACTGTTCAAGTTTACAACATAACAGAAGATGAGCAAGATGAAAAATCTTATCAAATATCGGATTTAGTAATATTGAATGATTTTAAAAATACTTATACTTTAAATAAATCAAATATTTACACTAATTTTGAACTTGGATATTTTGAAGGTGATCTTAATAATGTTGGAAATCCTTATTTAAAATTTAATCCCACAGATCCATATAACACTAGCTATGATCTAAAAATTTACGCGGATTATTTTACTTTACCTAATGTCACTGGATTTGGAATTACAGATTATGGTTTTCTTAGATTGTTTAGTGAAGCAAGAACGATAAAAAATGAAGTTGGATTTACTACGTCAGTTTTTAGAGCTTTATCTAGCGAATATCATACAATACATTCGTCTTCTTTAATTATTAACACTGATGATTATTCTTTAAATTATTATGAAGTTGTTGGAACATATACTGGAAATAATACTCATTTATCAGAATTTTATTTTGATTCTTCACAGTATCTTGGTGGATTTTCTGCTGGATATATAGGAACTTTTGGATTGACAGAGGACTCTGGTATTTTAAGTTTAAATTTTACAAACTCTACAAATAATAATGTTGTTATAAAAACAAAAACTTGTGCAATTGGAAATACTTCTTTAGGAATAGGAACTTATAGATTTTTAGTTGAAGACCAAATAGAAGGGTCGGAAAAAACTGTTAGAATTGAAAGTGAATATTTAAATATAACGGGTATAACTACAATTAAAACTTTTGATAGCTCTGTAGAATCTTCTTTAAAGTCATTAATAAGAGTTTCTATCGGATCAACCGTATCAATTTATCAAACTTTGGTTATTAGCGACCAAGTAACTACTAAATTACAAAGCGATCCTTTTATTACAGTTGGAACTTCCGTAGGATTAGGAACTTTTTCTACTCAAAATGATGGGTCTCTTGTAAATATTTTGTTCCATCCAGATCCCGATTTCAGTTCTAGTGAACTTTTAGTTCAATCAGTTCATAATATTTTTTATTCGGAAAATGATGAGTTTAATATTCCCGAAATTTTATCATATGGTCCATCCAGAGAAAGAATATACATCAATAAATATGGATCTATTAATAATTATGGAAAAGATAGATTAGATTTTGATTTAAATTGGAATAGACTCCCTATATTTGAAAAGAAATTTAATCCTAAAAATACAAATCAATTTAATTTTTCTACCGGAACGTTTACTATAAGAAATCACTTTTTTGAAGATAATGAAGAATTAATATATTCTCCTGGATCAACTTTGGTAGGTGTTGCCGCAAGTTCAATAGGAATAAGTACCACAGTTGTTGGTGGAACTACTTTTATTGGAGATTCTATAGTTGGATTTGAAACAATAACTGGAATAGCTTCGACCGAAGGAATAATATTTACAGATCCTAATGTATTTTATGGAGTAAACATACCTGATGATTCAAAAATTATCAGTATAGGGCAAACTTATAGTTATTTTGTTGGAAGTGTATCTACCAATTCTAATATTATTACCGGAATAGCAAATACCACAATATTGGAACTTGGATCCGGAATATTTTCTATAGATGGTAATGTCCAATATGGAACAATAACTTCTATAGGCATTAATTCTATAACATCTTCAGAAATTATTCCAGATTCGAATGATACAGTTTATTATTCAGATAATTTAAATTATTCAGTAACTTTTAATAACGTTTCAACTGCTACTACTTTTAGAGAGTCATATCAAGTTGGAATTGTAACCGATTTATGTCCATCTATAGTTTATGCTAAAAAAATAGATGAGAATAATTTTACAATAACTGGAACTAAAAGTGGAATAGCATTTACTTTTACAAACTATGGATCGGGAAATGTTCATAAGTTTGAAATGAAGAAAAAACTTGAAAAAACTATTTTAACTGTTAATGGTGTTCTTCAATCTCCATTAACATATACCCCACTATCAAAAACTTTAAGTGGAAACCTTAATGGAGTTGTTAGCACTGGCACATCATTTATTTCTTTATCTGGAATATCATCAATTCAACCAATTGATATTCTTAAAATTGATGACGAGTATATGACTGTTATTGGTGTTGGTTTGGGAACAACGCAAACTGGACCAATTAATGGTATCGGAACTTTTCCCCTATGTAGAGTTAATAGAGGTGCTCTTGGTTCTTATGAGAGTGAGCATACTGATGGAGCTAATGTAAGAATCTATAGAGGTTCATATAATATTGTTGGTAACAAAATATGGTTCTCAGAAGCACCAGATGGAAAAGGAAATAATGCTTTGTTTGCAGATAATTATCTCCCATTACCAAAATCTACTTTTAATGGAAGAGTTTATTTGAAAAAAGATTATAGTATTAATAGAATTTATGATGATATATCTTTACAATTTAGTGGTATTGGTAGAACATTTACACTTTATACTGAGGGGAACCTAATTTCTGATGCCCAACCCGGAAACAGTATTCTTTTAATTAATGATATTTTCCAAACACCAGATGTCAATAACAACACTGGAAATAATTATGAACTTTTAACTAATGATGGAATTTCCAGCGTAAGATTTAAAGGAATAACTTTACCAAACACATCAGAATCATTTACGGTTGACTATGATGTAAATCAAAATGATTTACCAAAAGGTGGAGTACTGGTTTCATTAGCATATACTGGTGGATACGGTTATGCTCCTCTTTTTGGTGTTCCTTCCGATGTTTTAGATGTTAAGGTTGGATCTGGAGGTTCTATTAGTCATATTGGATTTACAACTTCAATTATAGTTGGTTTAGCAGCAACTGGAGTTATTGGGGTATCTACAGACATAATATCTGGAATTAATACTAATAGTATTAAAGTAAATCAAAAAGTTATGAACATCTTGAACAAATATGTCGATGATGTAAGTTTAATTCCACAACATGTCAATTTAAAAGTACCAAATGAAACAAATATCTTGCAATTTGATACTTTGGTAACTGAAATACTTACTGACTCCATAGTTATATCAAAACTAACTACTAATACAGAATCACTAACAACGTCATTTGGATTTGATTTTGGTGACGAGTTTAGAGGATCTGGATATTATAGTTCAGTTTCTGTTGCTGTTACTGATGGTTCTCATGTTGGGTCTGCAGCAACTATTATTGCTTATGTTGGATCTGGAGGATCAATAACAGAATTTAATATTGTTAATGGTGGTAGTGGGTATTCTAATCCATCAGTATCAATTTCAGATCCTACGTATCAAAATTTACCAGTAACTGGAATTTATAGACCTTCTATTGGAAGCACTTCCGAAACTGGAATAGGTCTTTCAATAACTATAGAAGTTTCACCATCAGAAAGAGTAAGTGGTATAGAATCTAGATCATATTACGTTAGTGATTTCAAAATTACCAAACCAGGATATAATTTTGAACTTGGAGATGTTTTAACTGTTTCTGGTTTAACAACAGCTAGTGGTCTTTCGAGTCCAGTAGAACCAATAGTGTTTACAGTTACAGAAATTAAATTTGATACATTTTCTTCATGGCAAGTTGGAGAATTTGATTTTGTTGATAGTATAAAATCATTACAAAATGGAGTAAGAACAAGATTTCCTTTAGTAAAAGATAATGTGTTATTAAGTTTTGAACGTAGTAAAACTGATCCAGCAGCTTCAATAATAGATTTTTCAACAATATTACTCATTTTTGTTAATGGAGTTATGCAAGAACCTGGAGTTTCTTACACTTACAGTGGAGGAACTACTATAAAGTTTAATGAACCTCCCAAATATGAAGATAATATCTCTATATTCTTTTATAGGGGAACTGCAGGAGTGGACAGTGTAGAATTATCAGTTTATCCAAAAATTAAACCAGGGGATACTGTACAAATTAAGAAAAATAATTCATTACCATTATCAGTAGATCAAGATCCAAGAGTAATATCATATATTACATCTTCCGACACTTTTGAAACTGGAATTTATTTTGGTCAAGGAATTGATGACACTAATTTAAAACCTATAAACATAATTCCACAAAAAACAGATATTGTAACAAATCAAATAACACAATTTAAAGACAGAGACAGTTTAGAATCTTTAGTGTTCCCAACTGCAAATATAATAAAAACAGTAAATTCTTCAGATACTGAAATATTTGTAGATAATGCAGAGTTTTTTAATTATGAAGAAGATAATTCAGCATCAATAATTTCTTCATTTGATGCCTTTATCATAGATCCAGTTACTCAAGTTTCTGCAGCGTTGACAGCAACTGTTTCTTCTGATTCTACTATTTCCGATATTAATATTTCTGATGGTGGTAGTGGATATGTTGGAATTGGAAATAGTATACTATTGAAAATGAATTCAACTCCAGGAATTAGTACAGAAGCAATTATATATGCCACAGTTTCTTCTGCAGGAACAATTACATCACCATTTGATATAATTAATCCGGGATATGGTTATACAACTGATAATATTCCTCAAATTATTGCTCCCATACCACCATTTGGTCATGAAGAAATAAAAAATGTTCGATTTGTTGAAGGTTTTTCTGGAATAATTACTGGAATTACTACTTGTGATGGAATTGGAACTAATTTAGCGATTAAATTTTTTACTGAATATAACCAAAATTCCGATATTGATACTTTAAAGGTTGGATATCCAATTTATGTTTTCGATACGCATGTTGGTAATGGGGTTACATCTATAAATTCGGATGGATCTAGTGTTATTTCCATAGGAACGACCTATTGTGATAACATTTACGAAATTCACAGTATTGTAGATTTAAATTTAAGAGGTGAATTAATATGTAATGTTTTAGATGATTTAAATTATTCGGGAATTAATACTTCTGGATCTGAAATTAAAGGAAGATTTTCTTGGGGAAGATTTAGCAACTTGAATAGATCTTCAACACCATTATCAATACAACTGGATGGATATACTGCTTCTTCTGGTTTAACAACTTATCCAACAATACAAAGGCGTGGATATGGGTTAAGAGAACTTGGTGCATTATTAAAAGTATTTTTGGCAGAATAGATTTATAAATATAGGTAAAATGGTGTAAAATAATAAATGGCAGCAATAGTCACTGACCAATTTAGAGTATTGAACTCAAAAAATTTTTTGGATTCTATTAGAGATCCAAATAATTCTTATTACATATTTTTAGGATTAGTAAATCCATCAGAAAATGGATTTGGTAGAGTTTCCAATTGGGATAATTCTATCCCAACCCCAGAAGATAGTTTTAATTATTTGGAGCATGTTAAAGATACTATTTTATTTGGTAAAAGAATAACTTCTGATAACGTAAGAAGACTAATAAGAAAAGTTTCATGGGAAAAAAACACAATATATGAAATGTACAGACATGATTATTCTGTACAAAATCCTTCACCGAAAACAAACTCATATAGGTTGTATGATTCAGATTACTACGTAGTTAATAAAGATTACAGAGTATATGTATGCATAGATAATGGTTCTTCTTCTTTAAATAGATTAGGAAATCCTTCACAGGATGAACCTTCTTTTATAGACTTAGAGCCATCTAGAGCTGGTGAAAGCGGCGATGGATATATTTGGAAATATATGTTTACAGTATCTCCGAGTGATATAATTAAATTTGATTCTATTGAATATATACCAGTTCCTCCAGATTGGGAAATATCAACTGATCCAGATGTAAAAGCAATTCGAACTAGTGGAGATTCTTTAATAAATGATAACCAAATAAAAAAAGTTTATATAGAAAATCCCGGTACAGGATATAACTCAACAACAGAAGTTTTAGATATAGTAGGTGATGGTGAAGGTGCCAAAGTAATTGTTGATGTAGTTGGTGGTAGAATATCTGATGTTCTAGTTTCAAATGGAGGAAAAAATTATACTTATGGTAGAGTTGATTTATCTCCAATAAATCAAGGGGCAACATCTTTTGCTCACTTAATACCGATAATTCCTCCATCTAGAGGTCATGGATTTGATGTTTATAAGGAATTGGGGTGCGAAAGAATTCTTGCATACGCCAGATTTGATGATTCCACAAAAGATTTTCCAACAGATATAAAATTTGCTCAGATAGGAATTATTAAAAACCCAACCACTATAGGAAGTGCAACTTCAATTTTTACTAATAGTACATTTTCTAACTTATATTCATTAAAATTAAATGAAAATAGTGTTTCCTTACCGGAAGTAGCAGTTCCTGGAGAAACGATTTACCAATCCATAAGTGGTGTAGGAACTGCAGTTGGTTATATTGCCTCTTACGACGATGAAACAAAGGTATTAAAATATTTTACAGATAGATCTTTGTATTACAATACTTTATCTTATGATCAAAAAGACTCTAAAACAGTTTTTACTCAAGGAACTCCTATAGAATTTTCACCTTCTGGTAGTTTAGTAACTACTTCTTCCGGGTTTAGTGCTTCAATAGACTCGACTTTTCAAGGAAGTGTTTTAATTTTAGCAAATAATAATTCTATTAATTTAAATTCAACGTTTGTTAATGGAATTTCACAACCACAAATAAATAGAAGATCAGGGGATGTATTGTATATTGATAGCAGACCCGTAGTCAATAGAAATCCAAAGCAAAAAGAAGACATTAAAATCGTACTGGAATTTTAACTTAAAATGGCAAAAACAAACCTAAACGTATCACCATATTTTGATGATTTTGATGCATCTAAAAACTTTTACAAAGTTTTGTTTAAACCTGGTTATCCAGTTCAAGCAAGGGAGTTGACTACTTTACAATCAATATTACAAGAACAAATTTCTTCACTTGGTAAGAGTATTTTTAAAGATGGATCTGTTGTTGTTCCTGGAGAAGTTTCTTACGATCCAAATTATTATGCAGTTAAAATAAATCCAATTCACTTGGGTCTAGATGTAGAATTTTATTATAAAGAATTAATTGGAAAAAAATTAATTGGAGACATTTCTCAAGTTACCGCAGTAGTTCAAAATGTTATATCAAGAAATGAATCACTAGAGAATGTGACAACTTTATATGTAAAGTATTTAAATTCCAATTCAAATAATGAGGATTTTAGTTTTATTGATGGGGAAACTTTAACTACTTTAGATAACGTTGTTTATGGAAATACCACTATATCTTCTGGTAATACAATTGCATCATTAGTTGATACAAATTCAACTGCTATAGGTTCTGCAGTTTCAATTTCTCCGGGAATTTATTTTATTCGTGGATTATTTGTTACTGTTGATCAAGATACAATTATATTAGATCAGTATGGAAATACTCCATCATATAGAGTTGGTCTGTCTATAAGTGAAGAATTTATAACTTCGTTTGACGAATCTTCACTTTATGACAACGCAAAAGGATTTACAAATTATTCGGCTCCAGGAGCAGATAGATTTAGACTAAAAACTAATCTGTCCAAACAACTTTTAACTGATTATAGAGACACTAATTTTATAGAGATATTAAGAATTACTAATGGTAGTGTTAAAAAAATAAAAGAAACCACAGATTACTCACTAATAAAAGAGTATCTAGCAAAAAGAACATATGAGCAATCTGGAAATTTTTCTTTAACTCCATTTTCGGTTACAGTTGAAGATTCTTTAAATAATTTAACAGATCAAAAAGGTATTTTTAAGCAAAATGAAATAACAGAACAAGGGAACACTCCTAATGAAGAGTTAATTTGTGTTAAAGTTTCTTCAGGAAAGGCATATGTAAATGGAAACGACATAGAAAAATCTTCAACTTCCATATTAGATGCTAGAAAAACCAGAGTTGTGGATTCTGTTCCTGTTTCTCCAGTTTTGTTTGAAATGGGAAATTTAATAGTTCTCAATAATGTTTCTGGGTCTCCAGCTATTGGATTAAATAATAATTATCAAATTAAATTTTTTAATAATAGAAAGTCTAGTAATACTTCAGGTGCAGGAACAACCATAGGAAAAGCCAGGGTATATTCTTTCAGTTTAAGCGATAATTTATATGAAAATAATTCAAGTAAGTGGAATCTATTTGTATATGATTTGCAAACATATACAAACATAACTGTTAATACAAATGTTTCCGAAGAAGTAACAATATCCTCCTTTGTTAGGGGATTAAGTAGTGGTGCTTCTGGGTATGTTGCAGAAAATCCAAATAATGGAAATAGTATATTTTTATATCAAACTTCCGGTTCTTTTTTAAAAAATGAGCAGATTATCTTTGATAACAATAAAAATTTAGTAAGAGCAGTAGAAGATATTAAAATTTATGGTCCAAAAGACATAAAGTCAGTTTATCAATCTTCAACAGATGTTTCTTTAAGTGGATTGTCTACAGATTTTTCCGCAGATGCATTTTTACAAAAAAATATTCCCTTAAATTTTTCAGTATCTGATACTATAACTATTCAACCGGAGGTATCCGGAATTAGTACAATTAGTTCTCCAGGAAAAACTTTTATTGGAATAAAACCAGATTCTATTATTAGATACCAAAGACCAGGATTTTCTACGGAAACTTACAATAGAGTTGTATCGGTAAGTGATGATGGTCTTAGTATGAATGTAGTTGGTGTTACTTCAGTTTCTAATGTTTGTGATGGCGGTCTTCCTACATCATCTGAAGTAACTACACAATTTTATTTGGGAGAATCAATTATTAAGAATAATAATAAGTCAAGTTTATATATAAATTTGCCAAATAAAAATGTTTCTTCTGTAAATTTATCTTCATCATCAATAACAGTTACAAAACAAATATCAGAAAAAAGTACCTCAAGTCTTGGAACTCTTTCACTGTCCGTTTCTAGTGATTTTGATATAAGTAGTGGATATTTTGAGCCATTTTCTCCAGGAAGATATTCAATTTTTTATGGAGATGGAACTATAGAAAATCTATCTTCCGATAAAGTTGAAATTATTAATAATGGACAAAATATAATATTTTCTGGACTTAAAAAGTCTCAATCTGGAAATGTTTCAGTTATTTGCACAATAACAAAAAATTCTATTAGAAATAAAACAAAGATTTATAAAAGAAGCCAACAGTTATTAGTTTCTAAAACTTCTTTAGGAATTTCAAATGGAATTAGTGGATTGACAACTAGTCGCTATTATGGAACTAGAATTGAAGATGATGAAATATGTTTAAATGTTCCTGATGTATCTAAAATTTTAGGGATATATGAATCTTCGAATTCAAATCCTCCAATTTTAGATAAATTAATTTTTCCATCAGAATCAGTGTCTGGTGCGATTGTAGGAGAAAAAATATATGGGTCTTCAAGTGAAGCAGTTGGACAAATAGTAAATATACAATCAACTAATGTTTATTTTGTGTATTTAAATTCCAATAAATTTCAATCCGATGACATAGTAAATTTTGAAGAATCAAAATTATCGATTTCAGTACAATCTATTGTCCCCGGGGTTTATATAAATCGAACAAATGATTTTACTTTAGATAAAGGTCAAAAAGATCAATTTTATGATTATTCAAAAATAGTTAGAAATTTTGGATCAAATTCTCCCGCAAAAAAATTATTGATTATCTTTGATTATTATGATGTTTCGGAATCAGATTCTGGTGATTTATATACTGCAAATAGTTACAATTCATCCAATTTTAAAAATGATGTTCCAGTATTAAAAAACTCTTATAGATGCTCAGATTTATTGGACTTTAGACCTAGAGTATCTAAATTTGTATCAGAGTCTCTTTCCCCGTTTGATTTCTCTTCTAGAAATTTTTCAACATCACAATCAAACATTCAAATAGTTGCATCTCCAAATGAGTCTTCAACAATTTCTTATTCATATTATGTGCCAAGAATAGATAAATTAATTTTAAATAAAAATGGCAATTTCCAATTAATTACAGGATCATCATCATCAAATCCACAAGAACCATTTTCTTTAGATGATGCTATGGATATTGCCAAAATTGAAATTCCAGCATACGTTTATGATGTAAATGATATTAAAGTTTCTTTGATTGAAAATAAGAGATATACGATGAAAGATATTGGAACCCTGGAAAATAGGATTAAAAATCTTGAAAATTTTGCTTCATTAAGTTTGTTAGAATTAGATATTAAATCTTTACAAATTATCGATAATCAAGGTTTAGGATTAGCAAAATATAAGTGTGGTTTTTTTGCAGATAGTTTTATAAATTCTAATTTAGTAGACTATAAAAATCCAGATACAAAAGTTTCAATAGATTCCGAAAATGGTGAAATGACGACTGACGTTTCTATTAATTCTTTCAAATCTCAAATATTACCAGGTTCAAATATAAATTTAGAAAATTCAGACTATTCTCAAGATTTAGATTTACTCGATTCAAATACAAAAAAAACAGGTGATTTAGTCACTTTAAATTATTCCGAAATTGAATGGGGTGATATATCACAACCATTTGCAACTACATCAGAAAATATTAATCCACATGGGTTAAGTGATTATAATGGTACAGTTAGACTTCGCCCATCAACAGATTCGTGGATTAAAACAATAAATTATAGCAAAGGAAAAGTTATAAGAACTCAGAGCGAATGGAAAAATGGTTATTTAAATAATCTATTTTTAAGCGGTGAATTTGGCAATAGGATGAGATCTAGAAATGTAGAATTTCTCGGATCAAACTTATTTCCATTATCAAAGTATACTTCATATTTTGATGGATCATCTTCAATTGATATAATTCCAAAATTACTAAAAATATCTATGATATCTGGTATTTTCAGTATCGGAGAAACAATAGATGGATATAATGGTAATGTAAAGGTATTTTCCGCCAGATTATGTACACCAAATCATAAATATGGACCATATAATTCACCATCAGAAACGTATTCAATTAATCCATATCAAATTACAGAAATACTTTCAGATTATTCGCAATCAACATCCGTTTTAAACATAGACACTTATTCATTATCAGATAATTCTGATGGTAGATTTTATGGATATGTTTCATATAATATGGTTTTAGTCGGAAGATCTAGTGGCGCACAATGTACTGTAGATTTGCAAAATTTAGTCTCTGATAATTATGGTGATTTAATTGGATCACTTTTCGTTAGAAATCCTTTCTCATCTTTATTACCATCAACTACTTTTAGTGTTGGAGACAAGACATTTAAGTTAGAAACAACTTCGAGTTCATCATTAACATCGGCAATACCATTAAATTCTAATTCATGCGAATCTGTACTTTATCTGACAGAAAATTCAAATTTTTCCAATAATAGTATTATTAGAAGACCTGTTCTTAATAAATCTTCTTCTTTAGTATCAAAAAGTTACTTATCACAAACATTTAAGGTTGACAATTCTGGAGGATTTTTAACTTCAATAGATTTATTTTTCTACCAAAAAGATAATAGTGAAAAAGTTACTATCGAAATAGGGGAAGTTGATCTTGGTGGAACTCCAACTAATAAGTTATTGCAAGATTTTGCTAGGGTACAGTTATTACCTTCTCAAATCAATACTTCTAATGATGGTGAAAGTGCAACTAATATTAAATTATCCTCACCACTTTACTTAGAACCAAATAAACAGTATTGTATACGAATTTATTGCCCATCCTCATCATCATATTCAGTTTGGACTGCATTATCAAATGAGCCTACAGTAGAAACTCAAAATTATCCGAATTCCCAGCAAATAATATATTCAAATCAATTTATTGGAGGAAATTTATACAAACCACAAAATGGAGCAATTCCTTCACCCTCTTTAACACAAGATTTGAAATTTAAATTATATAAAGCACAATTTGTTTCTGCAGGAACCGTATTCTTTACCAATCCAATTCTTTCTAATACTTCATCATCAGAGTTTTATGATACAAATAACGAAAAATTGGTATCAAATCCAATCACTGCCTTACCTCAAAAATATGTTGTAGGTATTTCCACCTCATATTTAAATGATTTCTATTCTTTTGGTAAAAAGATACAATTCTCGAATGGAAACTATGGATTTATTGAAAAATCTGCAGGAAAAATATCTGGAATAACAACAACAAACGTTGGAATAGGGTATTCGGATGGAGTTTATTATGGTGTTCCATTATATACTGTATCTGGATTTGGTCCTAGCGAATATGGTGCTACTGCAGATTTATCTTTTGCTAGTGGAAAACTTAGTGAAGTTGTTATTGTTAATTCTGGAAGTGGATATGCTAAAGGAGACTTATTAGGGATTGCAACAGGGTACAACCCAGAAGGATATGGTGCATTAATATCTGTTTCCAACTTAAACGGAATTGATACTTTATTACTAACAAATGTACCAGGAAAAACTATTCAATTGGGAGATGGATTATCTTATTTTGATGAAAATAATAATCAAGTTTCTTTAGCAGGAACTTTTATTTCAGTAAATCCAAGAATTTTAAATGATTTATATTCTGGAACCACATTTAAAGTTGATCATTACAATCATGGTATGCACGATTCCAATAATTATATTACAATTAGTGGAGTTTTCCCAGACACATCTCCAGAGGAATTAGTTTCTGATATAACGTCATCATCTAATACAATTTCTGTTGCCAGCACATCAACATTTAATACTTTTGATGGTTCTGCTGTTGTTGGATTTAATACAGGATATGTTTTAATTAATAATGAAATTATTGCATATAGCTCAGTTAATGCGAATGATCTACAAATTTCTGCGAGAGGTGTTAATGGATCTATAATTAGAAATCATTTTGCTGGGGATATGGTTTACAAATATGAATGTAATAATGTCTCTTTGAATAAGATTAATACTACTCATTCTAAACCAAATTCGGAATATTTAAAATCTCTTGAGACTTCAGATAGTTATTATTTGAAATTTTCTAGAGAAGATTATTCAAATTCTACTTTTGTTGAAGAAAAAACTTTTGGGGGATCGAACTGTAAAATAACACAAAATTATCAATATAACTCAATCATACCTAAATTTAATATTTTGACTCCTCCAGGAACTTCTTTAAATAGTTCAATAAGAACTATTTCTGGAACTAGCGTATCGGGAACAGAGATTTCTTTCGAAGATCAAGGTCTTCTTCCTTTATCTCTAAATTCTAAGAACGATTTTGATTCCCCAAGATTAATTGCGTCTAGAATTAATGAAGTTAATAATATTACAGCAACTACTAGATTAAAATCCATGATTATTTCTTTATCATTAAGAACTAGAGATCCGAATGTTTCTCCTGTAATAGACGTTGTTGAAGGATCAACTATTGCTTTAATTAGAAACAAATTAAATAAACCTATTTTAAATTACGTTTCGGATAGTAGATCTAATTTATTAATAAATGATCCCCATGCATCTGTTTATATTTCCAATCAAATAAATTTAGTAAAACCAGCATCATCGTTAAAAGTTATAACTAATTGTTATACTTCTTCGTCTAATGATTTTAGAGTATTGTATAAATTAATACGAGCAGATTCTAGTGAAGTTGATCAATCTTATGAATTTTTCCCAGGTTATAGCAATTTAACTGATATAAATGGTGATGGTATTGGAGATACCGTTATAGATACATCTTTTAATGATGGAACTTCAGACTTTTTTGTCGGATCTACTCCAGAAGGTGAATATTCCGAATATGAATTTACTGCAGATAATCTTGGTCAATTTGTTGGATTTGTTATTAAGATAGTTATGAGTGGAACAAATGAAGCAAGACCTTTAAAATTCAAAGATATTAGGGCAATTGCATTAGCATGATGATACCAATAGAAGGACATAAAAATTTATATCGAGATGAAAAAACTGGAGCAATATTGAATACAGACAATATTGAATATAATAACTATATTAGAATGAGAGATGAAAAATTAAAACAAAAAAATGAGATTGATAATTTAAAAAAAGAATTATCAGAAATAAAGACTTTACTTAAGGAGTTATTAAATGGATCCTGATAAAATTGAATTAGAAAATTTGTCTAAAAATTTTGAATATTTTAAAGCATCTACAGAAATAGATGGTATTGATGATATTGAACAATTAAAAAATATTGCAAAGTCATATTTTAAATTATATTTAAAACAACAAGAAGTTTTATCTTCTTTAGATTTTATTTCTACAAATGAAACATAAATACTTCATATATTACTTATAATATTAAAATAAATGGCCTCAATATATGTAAGTAATCTCATTATTAATTCTGGATCTTCTTTCTCTCAAGATTTTTTTCTAGAGGATAGTGCAACTAATTCTGCACTCGATTTAAGTTCATCAAATGTTGATTCGCAAATGAGAAAATGGTCTGGAAGCACTGGTGTTACTACGTTTACAACATCAATAGTTAATTCAGAAACTGGGCAAGTTAGACTTAGTTTAGGATCCAGCATAACTTCAGCGTTGAAACCTGGAAGATATGTGTATGATGTATTACTTACTACTAGTGATTCAACAACAAGAGTTGTTGAGGGTATGGTTTTAGTTAGAGAAGGAGTTACCAGGTAATTAATATGGCTAAACCAGCATCAAGGCAACAATTAATAGATTATTGTCTAAGAAAACTTGGAGCTCCTATTTTAGAAATAAACGTAGATGATGATCAAATTGATGATGCCGTAGATGATGCCTTACAGTATTTTCATGAAAGGCATTTTGATGGTGTTGAGAGAATGTATTTAAAATATCAATTAACGCAGGAAGATATTGATAGAGGTTCTGCAAATGCAAAGGCACCAACAGGACCTGGAATAGTAACATCTACATCATCATCCAATATAAATGGTGTTTCAAAAACTTTTAATTTCTACGAGTCTTCAAATTATATACAAGTTCCAGACTCGGTAGTAGGGGTAGAAAAAATATTTAAGTTTAATGCTAGCACAATATCATCTGGAATGTTTAGTATTAAATATCAACTATTTTTAAATGATTTATATTATTTTAATTCTATAGATCTTCTTCAGTATTCTATGGTAAAGGGATATCTTGAAGATATTGATTTTTTACTTACCACAGATAAGCAAATTAGATTTAATAAAAGGCAAAATAGATTATATTTAGATTTTAACTGGGAAGGAACTAATGCTAACGATTTTCTTGTTATAGATTGTTACAGAATATTAGATCCAAATGATTTTACTAAAGTATATAACGATAGTTTCCTTAAAAAGTACTTAACTGCTTTGATTAAACGCCAGTGGGGACAAAATCTAATCAAATTTAGGGGTGTTAAACTTCCTGGTGGAATAGAATTAAACGGTAGAGAAATATATGAAGATGCTGAAAAAGAGTTAGCAGATATTCAAGAAAGAATGACTTCAGAATATGAACTTCCTCCACTAGACTTGATAGGATGATATGGCATTAAATCCGTTTTTTCTACAAGGTTCCCCAGGAGAACAAAGATTAGTACAAGAATTAATAAACGAGCACCTAAAAATATATGGTGTTGAAGTTCTTTACATACCCAGAAAATTTGTTAGAAAAGATACTATTTTTAGAGAAGTTACATCATCAAGATTTGATGATAATTTTTCGATAGAAGCATATGTTAATAATTTCGAAGGTTATGGTGGTTCTGGTGATATTCTAACTAAATTTGGAATGAGTTTGAGAGATGAATTAACATTAATAATTTCAAAAGAAAGATTTGAAGATTTTATTTCTCCGTTTTTAGAGGGAATGGATGAGAATGAAATAGTTTTAACAACAAGACCTAGAGAAGGAGATATCATTTATTTCCCTCTTGGTCAAAGACTATTTGAAGTTAAATTTGTTGAGCATGAGCAACCATTTTATCAATTAGGAAAAACTTATATTTACGAATTAAAATGTGAATTGTTTGAATATGAAGATGAAATTGGAGGGTTTTCTGATATTAGTACTGTTGTTGATGAAATAGATGGTACTTTACAGCAACAAGGATATATCACATCTTTACAATTATTCTCATTTGGGCAGACTGCAACGGCAACCGCTGGAATTTCAAGTGGGTATGTTAGAAGAGTATTTTTAAATAATGATGGGAACGGATATACTGGTATTCCTACTGTAGGATTTACTGCAGCACCAGTTGGTGGGATAGATGCTTCTGGGGTAGCAATCACAACATGTAAAGGTGGAATATGCTCAATAAAAGAAATATTATTAATTAATCCAGGATCTGGGTACACTTCTACACCGGAAGTAATAATATATTCGAATGGTAGTGGTGTTGGTGCTGCTGCAACAGCAGAAATAGTTCAAGGTTCTTATGGCGTAGGAGTTGTTGGTATTGTTACTTATGGTGAGGGTTATGTAAGACCTCCTTTAGTAACTTTCAGTGGTCCATCTGTTGGCGCTGGTGTTACTGCTACAGGAATTTCTGTGGTTGGATCTTCTGGATCTATAACTCAAGTATTGATCCGCGATGCTGGTATTGGTTATACAGATGCTCCATCAATAACAATTGCTCCTCCGCCATTATCAACTGGAATAGGAACATATTCATTTAATGAAATTATAAGAGGATCAGAATCCGGAACAACATCTAGAGTTAAATCTTGGGATAAAGATACAAATATCTTAACGGTTGGTGTAATTGACGGATCGTTTATTCCAGGAGAAACGATAGTTGGAACAGCATCTTCTGCCAGATATACATTACAATTAACTTCTGGAACTGAATTTGCTGATAAATATGAACAAAATGATGAAATAGAAGAGGAAGCTGATCTAATTCTAGATTTCACAGAGTCAAATCCATTCGGTAATTACTAATGTTAGGAACTTATTACTATCACGAAATTATAAGAAAAACAATAGTTTCATTTGGAACTTTGTTTAATCAAATGTATATAAAGCACAAAGATGCCGATGGAGATACTTATAGTGAAATAAGAGTTCCTATCTCTTATGGTCCTTCTCAGAAATTTTTGGCACGAATAGAACAGCAGGCAAATTTAAATAAACCAGTTCAGATTACATTACCTAGAATGTCGTTTGAAATGAATTCAATACAATATGATCCATCTAGAAAATCAGGAGTAACTCAAACTTTTAAAGCTTCTGATGGTAATAATTTAAAAAAAGTTTATTTGCCAGTACCATATAATATTGGTTTTGAATTAAATATTTTAAGTAAATTGAATGATGATGCTTTGCAGATTATAGAGCAAATTTTACCTTACTTTCAACCATCATTTAATTTAAGTGTAGATTTAGTAGACTCCATAGGGGAAAAAAGAGATATTCCAGTTGTTTTAGATAATATTTCTTTTCAAGATGACTATGAAGGTGATTTCTCTTCAAGAAGAGCTCTGATTTACACATTACAATTTACGGCAAAAACATATATGTTTGGTCCTGTTGCATCTACAACTGATGGATTAATCCGTAAAGTTCAGGTTGACACTCATACAAATATGGATATATCTTCAGCGAAAAGAGAAATGAGATACACTGTTCAACCAGATCCAATAAATGCAGAACCCGATGATGATTTTGGATTTGATGGTTCTTGGGAATATTTTGATGATAGTAAAACATATAGCCCCACTCAACAAACTGATATTTAAATGATATGAAAAATAATTACGATAAATTAGATCAAGCACTAAACATTAGTAGTGAAATTGTTGAAAGTGACCTAAAAAATTGTGATGTTGAGATCGTTAAAACTGAAGAAAATGACATAAAAAAAGATTATGAGTACACAAGGGCAAATTTGTATTCTTTAATTGAGAAGGGGCAAGAAGCAATTAATGGGATTATGGAACTTGCCGGTGAGGGTGGAAGTCCAAGAGCATATGAAGTTGCTGGACAACTTATTAAAAACGTTGCTGATACTACAGATAAATTGATAGACTTGCAGAAAAAATTAAAGGATGTTGAGGAAGAAACAACAAGAACTACTAACAACGTAACAAATAATGCCTTATTTGTTGGTTCTACTGCGGAATTATCTAAACTATTAAAGCAAGGTTTTCTAAATAATAAAGAGTAAAGAAAATTTATCTGTGGGTAAGATAAAACCAGTTAAAACTGTTGAGGAGATTGCCAAAAAGCATCGTCTTGAGGTTTCTTTTGTACAGAAACAGTTAGATATGGGAGAACCCATAGAGCACGAACATACAAAAGATCATGAACTTGCTAGAGAAATAGCACTTCAACATTTGGACGAAATACCAGATTACTACACAAGACTTAAAAAAATGGAAGCATCTGCAAAAAAAGAACATCAGAAATTTAAAGATGTTACTGAAGGAAAAGGTCTTTGGGCAAATATTCATGCCCGCAGAAAGGCAGGTAAACCCCCCAAAAAACCAGGAGAAAAAGGATATCCAAAAACACTTGATATTGAAGAGGGTTTAAAACAAGCACGTAAGAATGTAGGTGCTAGTAAGTGTTGGCCTGGTAAAGTCGCTAAAGGAACAAAAATGAAGAATGGGCGCGAAGTTCCAAATTGTGTTCCAGAGCAAGTTGAAATGGTAAGGTATTGCCCAAAATGCCAAAAAGAAGAAACTAGAAGTGCTTGCAAATACGGTCCAAAATATTGGGATATGTTCTCAACACCAGTTGCTTTAGCATCAAATTCTTATGATCCAAATGCTCCCCATCCAGCAAACGAAGAGAAGGATCATGAGCATTCTATGGCACGCTCAGAAATTTCAACGATTATTTCTGCAGCAAATAGATTGAAGAAAAAAATGAAGGGAGAAGGAAATATTGAAGCATGGGTTCAATCTAAAATTACAAAGGCGGCAGATTATCTAGATAGTGCTGCAGATTATGTAGATAGTGGTGAAATGAAGGCAGAAAGTGTTTCTAATGAACCAAAATTAAAACCAAAATCTGGACTTGGTGGTGGAAAACCAGCATATCCAAAAGGTAAAGAACCAAGAGCAACTGGAGCAAAACTTCCAGATATTCGCAAAGAGTCTGTATCTATTGAAGATGCAAATGGAAATACGTTTGCTAATGTTGTGGATATAATTGGTCCAGATCATATGAAACCAATTATTGATGGTAATGGAGTTTGGAAAGGAATTAAACAGCAGTCTGTTTCTGAAGGAAAATCATTCCAGTATTTTATGGAAAGGGTTGAAAAGTCAAAGATGAAGTGCAACTCCCCAAAGTCTGATCCCGTGGGCGACTCGCTCACGGGTAAGTCTCATGTTGTTAAGGCATGTTCTGGTGGCAAAGAAAAAATTATTCGCTTTGGTCAAAGAGGAGTCAAAGGATCTCCAAAGAAAAAAGGAGAGTCCGAAGAGTATGCAAGTCGTCGCAATAGATTTAAGACCAGACACGCAAAAAATATTGCACGAGGACCAATGTCCGCTGCATATTGGGCAAACAAAGTTAAGTGGTGATAAAAATGAAAAGTTTTCAAGAATTTTTAAAAGAAAGTATCACCATTAATGGTGATTTTAATGGAACTCTAAATGTAGGGGGTTCACAACCAGAACAAGCAAGTGAGTCATTCTTTGCCGATGTAGTTTGGGAAGGTAAACTTTATCGTTTAGAAGTAGAAGGTCAAATGATGAGTAAGAGTGAACTTGCAGAAGAACTTTTAAAAGAATATCCTGGGGCAATTATTCATAACATTTATCCGGGAAAAGAACCCTCAAAAATTAAAAGTGCTCAAAGATATAGACCAGAAAGATTAAGTTGGGAGTGATTAATGGCTCAGTGGAATAAAACTAATCAAGATTATCTAAACCAAGAAAGATCTCTCTTTGAAGTTTTCATGAGAGCGGATAGATTTGGAAATATTTGTGATTGCAATTCTTCTTCATCATCTTCAGGAATTTCTGGATCCGGTAGTTTTTCTACAGATTTATTTGGAAGAGTAAAAGTTTCCAATCCAGTAACGTTGTTTGACTCTTCTCATGTTTACTATCAAAATTCAGATTTTGATGACGTTGTGGTTGGTTCTGGTTCTACAGTAGGATTTATTACAGCACAAAGTTCCGCAACTCTTGGGATTGGAACTACTGCTAATTGTAGATTGGTTCGTCAAAGTAAGAGAGCATTTTCATATCAACCAGGAAAATCTCTTCAGGTATTGCAAACATTTGTTCTAAATCCACCAAAAGAGAATTTAGTTCAAAGAGTTGGATACGGATCATCTACAAATGGTATATTTTTAGAACAGATTGGTTCTCAAATTAATATCATCAAAAGAACTTCAGTATCTGGAACTTTAACAACAATCACTGTTCCCCAATCTGAATGGAATGTAGACCGATTAGACGGAACTGGAATTAGTACAGACAATCCTAGTGGTGTTTCGTTAGATTTAACAAAAGCACAAATTCTTTTCTCTGAGTATGAGTGGTTAGGTGTTGGTTCCGTAAGAGTTGGATTTGCTATTGATGGTAATTTTATTACCGCACATCAATTTAATCATGCAAATCGTACTGATAGTGTCTATATGACATCCGCAACTCTTCCTATTCGTTATGAAATTGAGAATATTGGAATTACAACTTCATCTTCATTAATGAAGCAGATTTGCGCTAATGTATTATCTAATGGTGGGTATGAGAGAAAGAAAGCAGAAAATGTTGCAAGAAGAACTGAGGGTACAGAAGTTGGTACTTCATTTGAACCTTTAGTATCCATCAGATTAAAACCAGGAAGAGAATTTGCAATAGTAATTCCACAGCAAATTCTAGCATTTCCACTTAACAATAATGCATCATATGAGGTAGCATTAATTAAAAATGGAACTCTAACTGGTGCTGCATTTACATCAATCCCAAATTCAGAGACAGAAAACGTAGAATATGATATTACTGCATCCACTATGACTGGTGGTGATATTGTAAATCTAAGATACGTTTATGGTTCAAATCAGGCAGGTGGAATAATCACAGCAGACCAAGGATATAACTGGGATCTACAGTTGGGAGTAACTCAAGCAGGTGTGAGTGATATATACACAGTTGCCGCAAGATCTCTTAGTGGTTCTGCAGATATTACTGGGGCGATTGGTTTTTACGATTTAACATAAAATTATGACCATTCAGGATATTCAATTAAAACAAAGTGATGCTTATCTTTCTAATCCAAATTTAAAGAGAGCAAATACATCATTTTCGTGGACTCAAGAACAAATAGTAGAGTTTTTTAAGTGCAAGGAAGATCCTGTTTATTTTGCAAGAAATTATATCAAGATTGTTTCTCTTGATCATGGTCTTGTGCCATTTGAAATGTATCCATTTCAAGAGAAGTTAATTAGAAACTTCCATAGTAATAGATTTAATATTTGCAAAATGCCCCGTCAGACGGGTAAATCTACTACTTGTGTTTCATACCTACTACATTATGCGGTTTTTAACGATAATGTAAATATTGCAATTCTGGCAAACAAAGCATCAACTGCCAGAGACCTCCTGCAGCGCCTACAACTAGCATATGAAAACTTACCTAAGTGGATGCAGCAAGGCGTTCTACAGTGGAACAGAGGTAGTTTAGAACTAGAGAATGGATCTAAGATAATAGCTGCCTCTACAAGCGCCTCTGCGGTTCGTGGAGGTTCCTATAATATTATCTTCTTAGACGAATTTGCGTTCATTCCAAATCATATTGCGGACGATTTCTTTGCATCAACATATCCAACAATTTCATCTGGTCAAAGTACAAAGGTAATTATTGTTTCTACCCCACGCGGTATGAACCATTTTTATCGCAAGTGGCATGATGCGGAAAGGGGTAAAAACGAATATGTTCCAACTGAAGTTCACTGGTCGGAAGTTCCCGGAAGAGATGAGAAGTGGAAGGCATCAACAATTGCAAATACTTCTGAGCAGCAATTTAAAGTTGAGTTTGAATGTGAATTTTTAGGATCTGTAGATACACTCATTAATCCAGCAAAATTAAGAAATTTAGTTTATGATGATCCAATAAAAAGAAATAAAGGATTGGATATTTATGAGGATCCAATATCAGAGCATAATTATATGATTACTGTTGACGTTGCTCGCGGTATAGGAAATGATTATTCGGCATTTGTTATTGTGGACATAACTTCATTTCCTTATAAAGTAGTTGCAAAATATAGAAATAATGAAATAAAACCTATGCTTTTTCCAAGCGTTATAGAACCAGTTGCAAAAGCATATAATCATGCTTGGATTTTAGTAGAAATTAATGATATTGGTGATCAGATAGCAAATATCTTACATTATGATTTGGAGTATGATAACATATTAATGTGTTCTCAGAGAGGAAGAGCTGGGCAAATTGTTGGTACTGGATTTAGTGGCAAAAAATCATATCTTGGTATTCGAATGACTGCCGCAGTTAAAAAGTTAGGATGTTCTAACTTAAGAACTTTGATAGAAGATGATAAATTACTAACAAATGATTATGATATCATTAGTGAGATGACTACTTTTATTCAAAGAAGTAGCACTTTCATGGCAGAGGAAGGTTGTAACGATGATTTAATGATGTGTCTCGTAATTTTTTCATGGTTGGTGGCACAACCATATTTTAAGGAGATGACAAATGATGATATTCGTAAAAGAATTTATGAGGAGCAAGAAGAGCAGATAGAAGCAGATATGTCTCCTTTTGGTTTTATATCAACAGGATTGGAAGATAGTTCAGCATTTGTAGATAATAATGGCGATACTTGGCATTTAGATGAGTATGGTGATAGAAGTTATATGTGGGATTACATGTAAATGGATTTAGATGATCAAGTAGATTTAGAACACTTATTATTTTTAGAAAGAAAATGTAGATCTTGTGGTGATATAAAAAATTTACTAGATGATTTTTACATTTCATATAGAGATAGAGGTTCTCTACCATCATCATATTCATATGAATGTAAAGAATGTACGATAAAAAGAATAAAAAAATCCAGAAAAAATGTGCGTAAAAAGAAAATTTCCTTTAATGAAAATGAATATCCAGATTGGTAATGTTCGTGGGTTATTTCCCCATCAGAAATAGTCTTTTTAATAAATAATTTTAGAATATTTCTGGAATAGGAGACAAGAAGATGCCTTTAAATTTAGCATCTCCTGGAGTTATTGTAAGAGAGGTTGATGTAACTGTTGGAAGAGTCGATCCAACTTCAAACTCCGTAGCAGCAATTGTAGCACCTTTTGAAAAAGGACCAGTTGAAAGTGCAGTTTTAGTTCAAAATGAGCAAGAACTATTAGCAAATTTTGGGCAACCAAGAAATACAGCAACTCATTATGAGACCTGGTTTACAGCTTCTTCATACTTAGCTTATGGTGGCAATCTGCTGGTATTAAGATCAGATGGAACTAGTTTATCTAATGCAAATATGGGAACATCTGGTGTTTCAACCAGTATAAAAATCAAGAGTTATGATGATTATGTAAACAAAGGTTATGATGAAACTCCAATATCAAACGTAGTAGTTGCAGCAAGAAATCCAGGTTCATGGGGAAATGGATTAAAAGTTGCGATTATTGACGGAAAAGCAGATCAAATTTTAAGTGGAATTGATACAACTGGAGTAGTTGTTGGTCATGGCGTAACTCATTCGATCAATGGCACTGTAAGTGCTGGAACTGGATCAACTTCAGTTTTAGATGGTTTTGTTAAGGGTATTGTTACTGGAATTGGTGCTAGCACTATTGATGTAAAAGTTCTCAGTTATGTAACAGCATCTGGAACAGAAACCAACGTTGATTACGAACCTGAAGGAGTTTATAGATTTAAATCCACAGGAACAGTTATTATCCATGAAAATGGATCTGGTGTTGGAATAGCAACAACTGCGTTTGCTTCTTCTCCAGACTGGTATGATGCTCAAAGCATCACTCTGGATAATGGATCTATTGCATGGAATACTTTAGCACCAAGACCAGGAACTTCAAGATTTGCAACCTCTAGAGGAAGTAGATTTGATGAACTTCATGTTGTTGTTATTGATGGGAATGGAGATTTAACAGCAAATGCAGGTACTGTTTTAGAGAAGCACGTATCACTATCCAAGGCAAAAAATGCTGTTTATGCTGCAGGTAGTTCTTCTTACTGGTCAAAATATATTGCAGAAGGATCATCACTAATCTTTGGTGGAACACAACCAGTTGGTGTTGTAACTTGTGGATTTACTACATCATCAACATTCTCTTTAGGTGCAACTAAAGATTGGAATACTAACACCGAAAATGGAACTGTATTTAAGTGCTTAGGATCACAAACATACAGTTTAAGTGGAGGAAAAAATTATGATGGTGGCACTAGTTTAGATGAGAACGAATCTTTAACATCATCGCTTTCAGATTTATCCAGCGGATATGATCTTTTAACAAATACTGAGCAGTATGATGTAGATTTTATCTTAATGGGATCTG